GGTGTATGGGGCATCAAACCTAACAAAACTTTTACCAAACGCTGGAGACCCATCGCTAATTATTCCAGGGCTTGGATTCTTATCTGAGGGCGGTCAGTACAAAGAATATACATTAGAGGCATGGATAAGAATCAACTCAGATGCATCAAGCATTAAAAAAATCATTGGCCCAATAGGATCTTCTGACGGAGTTTATGTTGATGGACCCTTTCTTACTTTAAAAATTGGTTCAAATACTGGGTCTTATTATGTTGGAGAATGGGCACGACCAATGCTTATGCACATACGTGTTTCAGAAAACTATGCATCCATGCTTATTAATGGAGAAGAAGTAATTTCAATTAATTACATTACATCTGAACAATCGTTCCCATCAAAATTAAACTCATCTGGTAAAGATCAGGATTGGATTGGGTTCTACGCTTATGAAGATGTTGCTCCAGTAGAGTTGGATTGTGTTGCTATATACACATACCAGGTTCCTCTTGTGCTAGCAAAGAAAAGATTTATCTATGGTCAGGGTGTGGAATTTCCAGAGGGAATTAATCAAGCATACAGCGGATCCTCTGTCTACATTGATTATCCATTTGCAGACTATACCAATAACTACTCATACCCCAATATAGGAAAGTGGAGCCAGGCTGTTGTTGATAATCTAAAAGTAGAAAACAATATGCTTTGCACACCAGACTATGAATTACCAGAAATTGTACTTAGCAATGGAACAATTCAGGACCTGTATTCTAGCCTTGGAGATTCTCAATCTTCAGAAGAGTTATACTTTTCATTTGATTCTCCTGGATATATGTATTTTGAGAACCTAAACTTTTTAAATCAAAAGTTAAAGTCTTTTTATGGATCCTTTAAGTTTTTAGAAGAGCCAACATCCAAGCAAACACTATTCAGGCTTGAGTCAGTAAATGCCGATGATAGTTTTGAAATTTCGACAAACGGTCAAGAAATCTGGTATGTTTTAAATTATAGAGGCACATCAGAAACTTTATCTAAAGCAGCCTCAGTAAGTGTTGGAGAGATAATTCCAATAGGTGTGGATATTGATAAGATGTCTTCATATTTTGGTGGAAACGTTTCTTCATTTTTTGGTAATTCAAATACGCTAAAAATGTATATTGCTGGAAGATCAAACCTTACTGAAACATTTTCTGGAAACATTTACAAGGTTGGATTCTGTACAGCAAGAAATCACAAAAAGATTGAGTACCTGTTTAATGAAAGAGGTGTTCCAGTCTATAGTGAAAACATCTTTGATTCATATTTAAATACTCCAGACGTAGAATATAATTCAGTTGACAACTATTTTGGAACCAATAGTGCAGAGTGGGATCAGTTAGTAGATGGCGGAGAAGGAGATGTTTATCCTATTGAAAATTTTCAGGGTCACACTGCTAGTTACACATTGTCTCCAGTAGAATATTTTGGCAACTATACTTTAGACATTGATGTGCAGGGTTACTGGGAAGACTATATCCCTCTTACATATTTCTCACAATATGTAAAGGATGAAAAGGGTAGAGAGTATTATGATCTAGATCTTATTCAGTTTAATATTAACTATCCTGCACCATCTGTATTTTTAGAAGAGGAGCAAACAAACTCTTGGACCTATTCAGAATTGTATGATGAGTATAATGTACCAACACAAAGAACCTACTCGTCTTTAGATAATCAACTTTTTACTGGATATTTAAACTATGACGATTTAAAGAACAGGGTCTATAAAAACTACAAGTATGATACGTCTGGCTCTTTAGTAAAATCTTATGTGACATTTCAATATATTGAAAATGGGGCAAACCTTGCTGAATCTAATTTTGTTAATACAGAAAAGCCATCAAATGACTCTATAGTTACTCCTGGAGAAAACTGGATGAGCACAAAGTATGAGGTAGTAAATAACATGATTATTTATCCACCAGCAGATGTCAGAACCCTTGACCTTGCCTTAGTTACACATTTGGAATTTAATGTTAAAGGAATATTGAAAAACAAAATTAAAATTAGAAATCTTGAATATGCGTCTCAAGCGTTTAATTCTACATCTCCAAATCCAATAGGCACAAGATTTGGAAATGAGATTTACCCATACAAAAAATCTGGATTTTACTATGACTATAAAGAGAGAAATCCTTTTACAATTTATAAGGGTAGTTCCCCTTATTTGTATCTTACAAGGTACACTGGGATAGAGTTAAAGGGAACTTATGATCCTTTGATTAATAGAGGACTATCCATTCCAATCAATAAGACAATGGCAGAAAATTATAAGGTGTTGGCACTACAGGCAGCGATTAGGTATGACAAAGATGCTTTCCCATATGGATCAACAGAAATATTTGAGATTCAGTCAAAGAATACACACATAAAGTTTTATATGGTTGCTATACATCCAAGTGGAGAAAGAGCAAAGATTTATGCAATAAACGCAAAGACTGGAAAACTGGAAGATGGAATATCTTTTTACTGGAATGGAAAACTAGTAAAAGAGCCAGTCATCACTATTAAAGAGTGGGGATTCTTAGGTATATCATTTCCTAATGTTTTGGATTTTACAAATAGGGTTGGATCTATTAATCTTAATGGGCCAATAACATTTAATACCATCTCCTACTATCAGTCAACTAATTTACAGGAGGTTCAGCAGGTAGAGATCCGCCCATGGTTTGCTGTCAAATATGCTAACCCACTGATTCTAGAGTGGGATTACTGGAAGTCTTCCTCATATATCTGGGATGGCGTTTTGATTTTGGCATCAAGTAGTTATTATGGTGTAAACCCAGACACCATCTATAAGAGTTATACTGGAACAAATAAGATTATTATTGATAGTGAGAAGGTATTTACTATTAATGACTATGAGTATAGCGTTTATAAAGGTATAACATCGCAACAAATCACTGCAGATGCAGTCTAATATGGTATACTTGTGTATATGAACATGGAAAAACAACCAAAAAAGCGTAAGCAACTGCCAAAAATGAAGGGGCAGGTGGGTGAATCCCGTGCAAAAATTATTGAAAAACATTACGAGTGGGGCCTGTATGTTTACAAAAAGGCTAACGGAAAATGGTTTACAGATGGAAATGGCTCAGTTTTAAACATTGAGTCAATGAAAGGCGACATTCTTCAGATTTCTAAACTAAAAGAAGCAGCAAAATATTACGGGGATGAAGGGGATGGAGAATGCATCTTCGTACCAGGACTAACCAGAATCTCAGAAGAGGAATACTCTGAGCAAAAAGAAAGATTGGCAGCAGGACTTATTCCATCAATGAATGACCTTGGAGCAGTACAAGCAGCCAAGGATACTATTGCAAAGTATGGAAGTGATGACTAATGTCTGAAGAAAAAGATTTTGTTATTCGTGCAAAGACTGATCAACTATTGCCAGAAGATGACACATTTGCAAAGCAAGATCCATTTAATCAAACATGGGATGTCATTAAAGATTTACAAGGTTTGGATGCAAACTTTAAAAGAAGAACTTCTAGACTTGTCAAGGCAGAAATGCCACAGGGATACATCGATAGTTCAAGAGCAGTTAGCACTGGATTAAACGGAGCAGCATCAAAAGAAATCAATCCAGGAACAGTCTACAGAAATGCATACGGACTTTTTGATGTAATTACTCCGCCATGGAATCTTTATGAACTTGCAAGTTTTTATGATACTTCATTTGCCAACCATGCAGCAATCGATGCAAAGGTTGAAAACATCGTAGGGCTTGGTTATGAGTTTCAGGTTTCAGCAAGAACAATGCTTAAGTTAGAGGCGTCAGAACCAAAGACAGCAGAGAATGCAAGAAAAAGAATTGAACGAGCAAAGATAGAAATGCGTGATTGGATTGAGTCTCTTAACGATGAAGATTCTTTTACAACAACAATGGAAAAAGTTTTTACAGATCTTCAAGCAACAGGAAATGCATATCTTGAAGTAGGAAGAACAGTTCGTGGAGAGATTGGATATGTTGGCCACATTCCTTCAACA